TTTAGGACCCTGTTCTGGTGGTTCTGCGATTTTAGTAGATTTTGATAGTTCGTCACTTCCTGCGGTGAATGGTAACTATTATTTGACTTTTACAGGGGCAACTCCTGAGGGATGTTATGATATAATTGACAATGCTGAGCCTGCTACAGGTGTCGATAAAGTTCTTACCATGTCATCTGATTATGGTGATTGTGGCACATGTTTATTAGTCCCAACTCCAACCCCAACGGCTTCGGTTACACCTACTCAAACCTCTTCGCAGACTCCAACTCCGACAAAAACACCAACAAACACACCAACTAATACTGCAACAAATACAGGAACTCCTACCCAAACACCAACACAGACGCCTACAAACACGGCCTCAAATACACCAACACCTTCAACAACAACTACAGCTACTCCAACACAGACACCAACTAATACAGCAACTATCACGGCTTCCCCAACACAGACGCCTACAAACACTGCAACAAATACTGGAACACCAACTCAAACACCAACACAAACTCAAACACCAACTAATACAACGACTAATACACCTACTCCAACAAAAACACCAACCCCGACACCTACTCCTCCTGGTTTTTGGATAATAGAAAATTACTCAGGTGAACAATTTATTGTTGAGATTGAAGGAGTATCACCAACGTTAGATAAAGTTTATACATTTACATTTAGTGGTGATACACCTTATGCTTGTTACGCAGTTGTTAACACAAGTTATGGTCCGATAGTTGATTATGCAATTTTTGAAGGAGGACCTTATGACGATTTCAATAATTGTACATCATATACTGGTACTCAAGTGAATACTTTCTATGAAAGTGATATACCGGGTTTACCAGGTTGTTGTGAAAGTGGAACAACAGCAAATCCTCCTCGTCCACAGTATGCAACAACTTACGGTGTTGCAATTCAAATGAATGCAGTTGAACTTGGAGGATTCAATGGATTAAATAATTAAAAAAATTAAATTTAGAAATATGTCAGATTTAAAACCAATCGGAAGTGAAAAATTAACTGGTCAAGATAAGATACAAAGAATTTTGGAGATTGCCAAATATAAAGAAGTAACCCCAAAAAATCTTAACGAAACGGCTAGTACAGAATTTTCAATCCCATTAGCGGATGGCACCGAATATCAAATAGTCAAGGAAAAATTAGGTTATGTTATCAAGAAAAATATTTCAGAATCTGTTTCTGATTATTTGGAACCTATGAAAAATAGAAAATATTATTCTTCATATTCTCAAGCTTTGAAGAGACTTAATTTACTAGCTAAAGAAATTAACAGACTAAACGAAAATGAAGAAGGTGTTGAACTTTTTGGTGAACAAAAAAAGTTTGTTTTAAAGACTCCTAAACCTGAAGTCGAAGTTGATGCTGTGGCAGCACCAGCTGCACCGCCAGCGGTACCTGCTCCTGAATTACCAGCCCCTGAAATGGCGGCTGATATGGGTCCTGAAGACCAAAGTCCTGAAATGGGAGATGTTGAAATGGATGCTGAAATTTCATCACCTGAAGGAGAAATGGAAATGTCTGCTGACATGGAAACTGAACCATCAGATGAGATGGTTTCTTTCAAATCTATTCAGAAATTGACTGGTAAATTGACACAAAAAATCAGAGAGTTTGACAATCAAGATGGAATGACCTCTGAGGATATAAAATATGTAATTAACATGGTATTGTCATCACTCGATTTGAAAAATTTAAGTGATGAGGATAAGGAAGATATCATGTCTAAATTCGAAGAAGCTGAAGAGAGAGGTGAGGATATGGGTATGGAAGATTCTGAAACTGAGGACATCACATCCGACACCGAAGTTGAAGATATTCAAGCAGACATGGATATTCCGGTTGACCAAGAAATGGGAGAGGGTCACGGTATGATTTTGAACAACGTTTTCAAAGAATCTAAAGTTGACAAAGTTTTGTCTAAATACTTTGAAGTTTCAAAAAAAGAAATTTTGGAGGAAAGAGAAAACAAAGTCAGAAGACAAAAAGAAAACAATGCTCGTCTAAAAGAAAAAATGAAAGGTATTGTTAAGTTTACTGAAACTGTTGAACAAGAATTAGCGTCGAAAAAATTTCTCGAAGAAAATTCAAAATTCACTTTGGTAGGTAAAACTAATAAGAAAAATTTGGTTTTTGAAAGTTCAGAAAAACAAGTAAAAATTACACCTGAGGGATTAGTAATATGAGTTATTTAATTTTTGTGAATGGTCTTGGACCTAACTACAAAGGTGATAATATTTACGAATTTATTTTTTCTGATGATATAGATGTTTGGGGAGAATCTTGGGAAAGTAAACCTTCTAATGGATATCCAAGTCCTCCTGAACTAAATAAAATTAAAAAAGTTGGAGTTTTGAGGAATACCGATATTAAGTTGGAATTAATTCAAAACTCCGATTTTTTTTGTATGATAGACGCAATGGATGATGTTGTGTCTTTAGCTTGGGAGCCAGATGAAGTTAGAGGACAAAAGAGATTGGTCTTCAGATTTGGTGAGGATGAACAAAAAATCAAAGATAAATTATACGAAAGAGATTTAATTCTCGAATTTGAAAAAAAAGTAGTTTATGAAAAATAATATAAAGGCACTTGAGTTAGTAGAAAAAGGATTATCATCAAAATTAGTTTCTAAGCTTACAGAGAACCAAATTAGTTCTTTACATAAGAAATTAGTTTCTGAAATTACTATGGTTTCAAAAGATGACTCTACAACTATGCAAAGATTAAAAAATGAGAAAAAACCTTTTGAGGTCTATGAAGATGAAACTGATGATGTTACTGACCAAAATGCTTTAGGTGCCGACGCACTTCAAAATCTTACAGGTCAAGAAGCTCCTCATGATGCTAATGATATGGCACCTGATGGAATGGATGACGATTCTGACAATAATAGAAAAATGATGGGTATGTCGGAAGGTAAAAAGAAACAAAAAACAAATCCATGGGCAATTTGTACCGCACAGTTAGGTAAAGAGTTCGGAACTACAGAAAGACATTTGTGGAGTGCAAAAGAAACCAACAAGTATGAGAGATGTGTTAAAGACGTAAAAAAATCTTTGAAAGAAGGAAAAAATCCTATATCTTTATTTTTGGAAAACGAAATTTTGAAAATTGTTGAAAAACATTTACCACCAAAAATAACAAAAGGAGAAATTATGAAATATCTTTCTGAAGGACCAACAACCGCACCAACAAAACCCGGTACTAAAGAAAAACCTGGTACAAAAGAAAAACCTGGTAAAACTGAAAGACCAATGAGACCAGGAAAAAACCCGCACCCAGGCGAAAAAGAAGCCCCAAGGGCTAAGAAAGTTAATCCCGAAGAGGCGAAGGATAAAGTAATCAAAACAATAATGAATCTTTTAAAAAAATGAAAAAAATAGTTAGAGAACAAATAGATTACGGTGACTATCCTGAGAGGATGGACCCAAAACTTGAAAAAAAGTTAAAAAGTCCAGAAAGTCTTTATGCATCCAATCCTGCTTTCAGAAAAGGAGAAAAAGATGTATCAAGAATTGCAAGCTCAAGATTTAAAAAAGTTGTCGACAAATTGAGACAAGCCAGAGGTCTTGAAAGAATTACTCCAAATATGATGCAACAAATTTATATGGAGGAAATGAGTAAAGTCCCAATGGTAATGAGAATTGAGGGTCAACACAGACAAGCGTTGGAAGAACTTGCAAAAAAAGTATCTTTAGAAGAGACTGAGGTACCTGAAGGATGGTATCAAATAGAAGCATTATTGAACAGAGAACCAATTGATGTATCCAATTTCAGATATGAACCTGAAGAAAAAGAAGATGAGGACGAGGAGGAAAAAGAGGAACCTGAAATGCCATCATTCGATGTTGAGGATTTAACTGATGCGGAACAACTTGAACTGGAAAAACATAAAAGAAATCTTATAAATGCAATCGTTCAAGGAGCGGCAAAAAAGGGACATTATTTGTTTCAAAAACCTGAAGTTAAAGCAGAACTCGATAGAATTGATAGTCGACTTTATCCAGCTTATTTAGGTATCATGGCAATTAACGATTTTCTTTATTTCAGTATGGAACAGATGATAGAGCAAATGTCTCAAACAGGACAAGGGGTTGCTGGAAAAGTTGAATTGGATGATGCTGATGACGATGGAGGAGGTGAAGGAGAAGAAAAACCTGACACAAAAATAATTGCCGAAGGTATTATTTTCCCAATTCTAACCCATGAAATCATAAAGGGGATAAAAGCTGCAAACGCACGTTTCGGTCTTCCTTCAGAACCTAGTATGAGAGAGAAAGTAAAATCACAGGTAGACATCTTATCAAATGAACCAATGCAATTACGTATTGGTCCTGAAGTTACTGAAATGATTAGAGTAGCTCTCCCTGATGAAATGTTTGACCCTTCGAATAAAGGGTTAATAAACTGGTTCGAAATAGAACTATACCAAATTCCTGCACAAGAATTTTTAGAAATAATCGGAAATGCAATTTCAAACGATGAAGCTAAAAATAAAAAAGCCACTCAGAGGTTTGAAGAACTTATGAGAAGAGCTATGGAATTGAAAAGGGAATACGAAGAGTATCAAGAAGAAGAGGGTGAAAGTGGAGATGAAGATGATGAGTTGGACGATTTCTTGGGCAGTTTGGGTATATCTAGACCCAAATAATTTTCTGTGACCAAAGAACAATTAATTATAGAAGTTACAAAGTGCATGAGGAATACTCCTTATGCACTTCGTACATATTTGCAAACTTACGATAATACTGTTTCTAAGTATGTTCCGTTGGATTTATTTCCTGACCAAATCAAGTTGATTGAGGATTACGATAGTTGCAATGAAAATATCGCCTTAAAATATAGACAAGCGGGTGTTACTACGGTAACCGCTGCTTGGGCATCAAAAAAGTTAGTTTTTGCAAAAAAACAAAAACCTGAGAAAATTCTAATTATTGCCAACAAGCTCGATACCTCAGTTGAAATGGCTAATAAAATTCGTGGTTTCACTGAACAATGGCCCGCTTGGGTTGGAGTTGGTTTCTCCGCAGAAAAAAATTCCCAAAGGCATTTCAAACTTACCAATGATTGTGAAGTAAAAGCGGTAGCGACATCAAAAGACGCACTTAGAGGTTATACACCTACTATTCTTATTTTCGATGAGGCTGCGTTCATCGAAGCCGACAATGATTTCTGGTCTGCTTGTATGGCTTCCCTTTCTACAGGTGGTAAAGTAATTGTTGTTTCAACTCCAAATGGTTATGACCCAATTTATTATGAAATATACGACCAAGCTCTTAGAGGAATGAATGATTTTAAAATCTCCGAGATGTATTGGTTCAAAGACCCAAGATATACGAGAGATTTATTCATGGTCAAAACGAATGATTTAGTACATTATTTGTTGAACCGTGAAGAATACAAAGCTGAAGATATAGTTGATTTATCAGTAGAAAACCCATACGAAAGAGACCATGAAATAACAAAAGAATATATTTCAAAAGGTTACAAACCCTGTTCGTCTTGGTTCGAGAGTATGGTTAAAAAATTGAAGTATGATAGAAGAAAGGTGGCACAGGAGTTGGAGTGTAATTTCTTGGGTTCAGGAGACAATGTCTTTGACTCCGATTTACTTTTGAACATATCAAAAAATCAACTCAGAGACCCTTCAGCAAAACTAATGGGTGGTGCTTTATGGATATTCAAAGAGCCCGAAAACAACCATAAGTATGTTATGGGATTAGACGTATCCAGAGGAGATTCTGAAGATTTCTCAAGTATACAAATTATTGATTTTGATGAAAGAGAGCAGGTATTAGAATATGTCGGGAAAGTACCTCCCGATGTCTTAGCTGAAATTGCCTTCAAATGGGGTTCAATGTACAACGCATATTGTGTAATTGATATAACAGGAGGTATGGGAGTTTCATCCGCAAGAAAACTTCAGGAAATGAATTACGAATTTGGTCTTTATGTAGACAATGTGGACCCAAACAAAAAATGGAAGTGGGACCCAAAGGCAAATGAAAAAATACCGGGTATTAATTTCAATAATAAAAGGGTACAAATAATTGCTTCATTTGAAGAAGCGATACGACACGGATTTAAAATTTATTCTCATAGGACTTATAATGAGATGAATACTTTTGTTTACATTAATGGTAGACCTGACCATCAGAAAGGTCAGCATGACGACTGTATTATGGGACTTTCGATGGCAATTTATGTCGCGGAGAAATCATTCCAGTCTTTACAAAAGGTTGTAAATCATACTAAGGCGATGTTAAATTCTTGGACAAGTATCTCACACGAAAATAAAAATACATCTGAATTTTTCAATCCAATGGTCCCTCAGATGGGTAGACAAAATGGATACAATTTCGGTGCACCTACTAAAGGTGACTACCAAAAATATGGATGGTTATTTGGTGTAAAATAACTATTTATATTATTAGGGTATAAAGTAAAATTGTAAAATGAGTGAGCAGAATTTAACGGTATGGCAGAGACTTTCCAAAACATTTGGTCCTAATTCTTTACTGAACCAAGACTATCCAACTTATAAGTTTGATAAAACTGAGTTGTTAAGAACAAAGAATAGAGATGAATATGAAAGAGAGAAACTTCAAGCACAACAAAGTTATTATCTTGCAAATCAATGGGCTAAGGTAGAAAATAACCTTTATTCTCAGGCAATTTACTACGAACCATCAAGATTATCTGCTCAGTATGATTATGAATCAATGGAGTATACTCCTGAGATTTCAGCTGCGTTAGATATCTATGCCGAGGAGTCAACAACACCCAACGAAGATGGGTTTATTTTACAAATTTATTCTGAGTCAAAAAGGATAAAGGGTGTATTAGCTGACCTATTCAACAACGCCTTGGACATTAACACCAACCTTCCAATGTGGACAAGAAATACTTGTAAATACGGTGACAATTTTGTTTATTTAAAGTTGGACCCTGAAAAAGGAGTGGTTGGGTGTCAACAACTTCCGACAATTGAAATAGAGAGACGAGAAGTTGGTGTCAGTCAAAAAATTACTGTTGAGCCAGAAAAACCTGAGGATAGAAAAGCACTTCATTTTGATTGGAAGAATAAAAATATGACTTTTCAATCTTGGGAAATTGCTCACTTTAGATTATTAGGCGATGACAGAAGATTACCTTACGGTACATCTATGTTAGAAAAAGCAAGAAGGATTTGGAAACAACTTCTTTTGTCCGAGGATGCGATGTTAATTTATAGAACTTCAAGAGCGCCAGAAAGAAGAATTTTCAAGGTATTTGTTGGAAACATGAACGATGATGATGTTGAAGCATATGTACAACGTGTTGCGAATAAGTTTAAGAGAGAACAAATTGTGGACAGTAAAACAGGTCAAGTTGATATGAGATTTAATCAAATGGCTGTTGACCAAGATTATTTCGTACCGGTACGTGACCCAGCAGCACCAAGTCCAATTGATACATTAGCTGGGGCTCAAAATTTATCTGAAATTGCGGATATAGAATACATTCAAAAGAAACTATTAACGGCTTTACGTGTTCCAAAAGCATTTTTGGGATTTGAAGAAGTAGTTGGTGATGGTAAAAATTTATCATTACAAGATATTCGTTTCGCACGAACTATCAACAGAATTCAAAGGAGTATGTTACAGGAAATGAATAAGATTGCAATTATTCATTTATTCCTTTTGGGTTTTGAGGACGAACTTGATAATTTTACTTTAGGTTTAACAAACCCTTCAACACAGGCGGACCTGTTGAAAATCGATGTTTGGAAAGAAAAAGTTCTATTATATAAAGACTTGGTTGCAGACCCAGGAAACGGAATCCAGGCAACATCTTCTACTTGGGCTAAAAAACACATTTTTGGTTGGTCTGATGATGAGGTAAAACTCGATTTACAACAACAAAGAATTGAAAGAGCGGTCGGAGAAGAATTAAAGGCAACTCCTACCGTAATAACTAAGACAGGGGTATTCGACAATATTGACAAACTTTACGGTTCCTCAACTGGTGGAACAAAATCGAGTGAGGCTTCCACGACACCAGGAGGTGAGGAAGTATTGGGTGGATTACCAAGTGCTGGTGGAGAGGAAACTTTACCAGCTGAAGCACCAACAGCACCCGAAGAACCAGCACCAGCTGAAGCGGCAGTAACACCTGAGTCAAAGAACAAAGATATGAATATTTTGATTGAAAATGATTTGATTGAAGGTAAACAAATCATTGAACTTGGTGGTGCACAAGAATCTTTAGGAAAAATTTCTGAAGAACTAGACAAGTTATTGAACTCCTAATATTTATTTACAAATAAATCACACAATGACTTTCGGCCTAGTAAAATCAACAATTGAGTCAAACTTATTGGATTCGTATAAAAACGAAAAAGAGTTCAAAAAAACTCTCAGAGAATTCAAAGAAAATGTTTTGAATAATAAACAAGTTTCAAAACTTTATTCAGTATACGACCAACTTTCTCAACCTCAAGGTTTAAATCAAGTTGATGCCGAAAATTATTTGAATGAGGGGTTGAATTTGATTGAAAAAATTCTTCCATCGGTAAAGATGCCTTCATCAACAAAAAAATCAGAAAACAATCTTTATTCGGACATTGATACATTGGTTTACACAAACAAATTGAATTTGAAAGAAAGAATTCAATCAAGAAAAAATATTTTGAATGTTCTGATGAGTGAACCAAAAAAGATTACTGAGGGAATAAAAATTCCTGTTAGTTCAATGGTTAAAATTGCTAATTTAACTCTCGAAAACTATATCAAAGACATGGACTCAGAGAGTAAAAAAATATTCATTGATGTAATCAAGGGAGATAAAGAAAATATGGAAAAAGATTACTCTACCTTGAAAGAAGGCACAATTGACAAATTGAAAACTTTGTTCACTGAGTCTGAAGAGGGTGAAATCAAATCCAAAATCTCTGAGACTATTGAAAAACTACAAAAAGAAGAATTCACTCAGATTAATTACGTGAAATTAATTTCTTTGAAAAACGGGTTATAATCCGTTCCTTTTTTTCTGAACGTAAATTGCTTTGAGAATTTTTTTCCTTGACTTTACAGATTTCTTTTCAAATTCTTTTCTTTCGTTTAGAATTTGATTTTGTTTTGTTTTGATGACTTTGTTTTTGAGAATTTTTAAAGACTTCTCTAAGTTGTCATTATTTTTTACTTCTATAATTAACATAATTCTAAAATAAATATACTAATTGTTTTCATTTTTGACAATGAAACAACTTACTCTTATTTTTAACAAAAATAAACATAGTAATATGAACAAAAATGAAAAAAGGAAAAAGTGTAAAACTAAATCTATTCAACCCAATAAAATCAATGTATGGAACGGTAGATTCTAAAAATTTGAAATCTGTTTTTATAAACATTCAATCTTGGGTCACACCCAAAAATGAAATGGAAAATTGGGGTAGAGTTGTTGGTAATCTGAACAGAGAAATCAAACATTCGATTTTAAATTCCAATAAATCTGAAATATTTCTTCCAAAAACTATAGTCGATTTAGACTTACGTGTTAGTGGTATTTCAATAGGTAAAAAATCTTTTTTTAATCTTGAAGTTAATTTGTTTTCAAACGAACAATTAGATTTTAAATCTGAAAAAATCAAATTTGAAATCAAACAAATTATTAAATCTATCTACATTAACAATATCGAAAAAAACAAATATTTTACTTTTTCTAAGTCAAAAAAATAATTAACAATTCAATCTTGTATATTTATCTGAAAACAAAGGATGAAACAACTTCGTATATTAGAGGCAAATGAACTTGGTCACGGAATTCTTATAGAGATGGACGCGGGTTTTATAAATCCAAATGACTCATTGAATTTACCATTGTTGGAACAAGCAAAAAAATTAGATTATAAAAGTCCTTTTGAATTCTATGCTGTACTTCAAAAGTATGACACACCAAATAGAAACGGAAGATTTTATCCTGAAAAAATATTAAAAAGAGAAGCGGATAGATATAAAAAAATTATTCAAAAAGGACTATCTACATCAGAACTAAATCACCCTGAATCGTCTCTTATTGACTTAGATAGAGTATCTCATTTAATAACTGACATATGGTGGGATAAAAACATATTGATGGGTAAATTGAAACTTCTTACAAGTCCGGGTTTCCACGAAACAGGTGTAGTATCTTGTAAAGGAGATGTTGCAGCAAATTTAATGAGACAAGGAGTAACTATGGGAGTTTCATCGAGAGGTGTTGGGTCATTAAAAAAAGTTGGTGAAAGAAACGAAGTTCAAGATGACTTTGAATTAATTTGTTTTGATTTAGTTTCTTCACCGTCAACACCCGGTGCTTATTTATTTTCTGATGTAAATGAGAGGGGTCAATACGAAGAAAATTTAGAGGAAGAAAAAGTTGCAAAACTTGAAGGTCCAATGAATAAATCTATTGATTTAATGAAAAAACTTAACGATTTTTTGGGAAAATAAATTTATGGACGAAAAGTATTTTGTAGCAAAAATTCAGTATGAACTTCCTGATGATACCACAGGTAAAATAAAAAAAATCAGAGAAGAAAAATTAGTAAAAGGTTTTTCGGTTACTGATGTAGAAGCTAAAGTAACCAAAAGGTACGAATCATTTTCATATGATTGGAGGATAACTTCAGTCTCTGAAAGTAAAATTGATGAAGTAATTGAAAAATAAAAGTGGTCTTAGGGCCACTTTTTAGTTTTTATAACTATTTATTGTCAAATTTACTTTTTATGTATATTTCTGTTTCCTATAAAGATTCGAGGGAGGGCAACCTTCTCGCCGTAGTCGAATGTAATACTTTTTCTTCAGGTATCAATTATTTGGAAAAACAAGGTTTTCAAATTATCGGTTCAAATCTTGTAACATCTACCATGGATGTAAAATCTGCCATGGCTACAGTAAGTTGGAGATTACAATTTAGTTTGATTGAGGGAAGTAGTGTTGATACCGTAATAATTTTTGATGATGACTGGAGACAAATTCAAGCTGTTATAGACATGAGAAAAGAAATGGGTTGGCAAATAGATTTTATGACAAGACAGGTTTCAAGTTTTTTCTCAGCAGTATAATAAATTCCATAATTTTTTAACTTTTTTTATAATTAACAATATTTATTAGTTAAATCAATAATTATTGCTATGCAAGAAAATAAAAATCTAGTAGAAGAGGCGCTCATTCAAATGAAAAATGTTGAAGAGGCTATCGCCGAAAATGCAAAAGGAATACTTGCTTCAACGATGAAGGAAGAAATCAACCAATTAGTAAAAGAATCTCTTTCTGAACAAGAGGAGGTTGACGTTGACGCTGAAATGGAAATGCCCGCTTCTGATGAAGAAGAGATGGACATTGAAATGGATGCAGAAGTTGATGACATGGAGGGTGAAATGGAAATGGAACTTGACATGGATTCTGATGAAACTCCAATCGATTTGACTGGAGCGTCTGATGAGGAAATCTTAAAGGTTTTCAAAGCTATGAGTGAAGAGGATGGAATTATCGTAACAAAAGACGATGAGGAAATTCAACTCACTGACAATGACTCAGATAATGAGTACATTATTAAACTCGGTGAATCAAAAACAAAATCTAAGGTTAATGAGGAAGAAAATTCTGACTTGGATGCAATTGTTGCTGATTTGTTCAAGGATTCTGATGAAGACATGGAAACAGATATGGAAACTGACATGGAAACTGAAATGGAACCTGAAATGGAAGGTGAGGAAGTAATGTATGAAATTACTTTGGATGAGGAATCTGATGAAGATGAAATGATGGAATCTGATGAAGATGAAATGATGGAATCTGATGAAGATGAAATGATGGAATCTGATGAAGATGAAATGATGGAATCTGATGAAGAGGACGAATCAATGCTAGATGAGAAATCTGATGAAGATGACAATTTAGACGAAGCGTACAACCACAAGAAAGCGATTAAACCTAAAGGTGTTGGAATTGGTAAAGGTCCTAAATTTTCTTACAAGTCATCTGGTAAAGGTGGATTCAAAGAAGATATGAAGCAGGGTAATGCTACTATGGGAACTGGTAAAGCTAAATTCGAATACAAGAAAGGTGCTAATATGGAAGGTAAATCCAAAATCGTAAAGGCTGAAACTAAAGAGGGATATGGTTCTAAAAAGCACGAGTTCAAGCGTAAAAAAGTTGACGGTGTTGAAAAGAAAGCTGGTGACGTAAAAGGTCACTACAAGGACTATGAAAAAACTGAAACAAAAGAAGCTGCAAGAACATACGCTATGGGTTCTAAAGAAGGAAGAGGTTACAGAAAAGCAATTTCCAACAATAGAAACTATGTGTATACAGACAATGGAGTTAAAGTAGAATCCCTCGAGGCGGAAGTAAGTATGTTGAGAGAAAAGAATGAGGAGTACAGAAAGGCTCTTAATTTATTCAGAGAAAAATTAAATGAAGTGGCTATTTTTAATTCAAACTTAGCTTACGCAACAAGATTGTTCACTGAACACTCAACTACTAAAAAGGAAAAAATTAACATCCTAAGAAGATTTGATTCTGTTGAGACTTTGAAAGAGTCGAAAGGTCTTTATAAGTCAATCAAAGAAGAATTATCTCAAGGAGAAAGTAAATCGATTACTGAGTCTGTAGAAAACAAGTTGAATACAACTGTGACTTCAGGTTCAGCAATCAATCTTATTGAATCAAAAACTTACGAAAATCCTCAGTTTATGAGAATGAAAGATTTGATGAGTAAGATAAAATAAAAATAAACAAAAACTAAAAATACTCAAAATGGGAGCATTATTAGAATCAGGTCTTGTTGGTAACATCGGTCTTAAGCACCTTAAAGTTATCAAAGAAGACACAATCAGCAAGTGGGACAAATTAGGATTCCTTGAGGGTCTTAAAGGTCACTTGAAAGAAAACGTAGCTCAGCTTTATGAAAACCAAGCAAGTTACTTAATCAACGAAGCAGCAACGACATCTGATACAGGTGCGTTTGAAACTGTGGTTTTCCCTATCGTTAGAAGAGTTTTCTCTAAATTGTTAGCTAACGATATTGTATCAGTACAAGCAATGAACTTACCAATTGGTAAATTGTTCTACTTTGTACCTAACATTCAAAGTTATACTGATGAAAGCACTGCTGATAACGGTATTCACCGTGCACCAGTAGGAGCACCAAACGGTCCAACAGACCCAAACAATGGTTACGATTATAATGCAGGAAGAGACCTTTATGATAGATTTTATGAGGGTAACGAACCAGCATTAGACCCACCAGGTTTGTATGACTATTCTAAAGGTCAGTTCTCAGCTGTAACAGGTACTGCAGTAACCGCTGTATGGAACAACACAACTTTGAACTTAAATGTTTCAGGTTATGGTGAAGACAATTACAGAAAGGTATTGTTAATCATGTCAGGTTTTGCTAGCGATGGTGCTGGTAAATTAATTGGTCCTGATGGTCAACCAATGGACAACGAGTCTTTCTTGGCTGATTTGACTATCTATGGTAGTGCAACAGGAAATAACCTCAACACTGGTACAGGAAAAGCTGGTGGTCCATACCTTTTCAGAGTTGTAACTCAGAGATACGGTAAAGGAATCGTTCAGTATGGTAATACGAACGCAACTGCAGTTTTCCCTAACAGTAAAACAGGTGGTGGTCAGTATGATGACCTTTGTACTCCTGATGGAGAAATCTATCTTGAAGTAGACCTTCAGGTTCCATGTTGTGTAAGTTGCACAGGATGTATTGATGGTTACACAGGTTCAACATTCTCTTCAACTACAGCAAATAACCAAGCTTTCACTCCTGTATACAGAATTTACAAGAATTTGGAATTCGAAGACAGAATGGGTGAGGTTTCATTTGACCTTATGTCAGTAACAGTTTCTGTAACTGAAAGAAAATTAAGAGCTCAATGGTCACCAGAAATGGCACAAGACGTTGCAGCATTCCACAACATCGACGCTGAAGCTGAATTGACAGCTTTGTTGTCTGAGCAAGTTGCAGCTGAAATCGATAGAGAAATCTTGAGAGACCTTAGAAAAGGTGCAGCTTGGAACTTGAGATGGGATTACAACGGTTGGAAGAGATTAGGTACTAACGCAGTTCCTTACACTCAGAAAGACTGGAACCAAACGCTTATCACAGCAATCAACCAAATTTCAGCTCAAATCCATAAGTCTACTTTAAGAGGTGGTGCTAACTGGATTGTTGTATCTTCTGAAATCAGTGCAATTTTTGATGACTTGGAGTATTTCCACGTTTCAAATGCAGCTCCTGAGCAAGACCAATATAACATGGGTATTGAAAGAGTTGGTACTTTAGCTGGTAGATATCAAGTGTATAGAGACCCTTATTTCCCACCAAACCAAGTGTTGTTGGGTCACAAAGGTACATCTTTACTTGACACAGGTTACATCTACGCACCATATGTACCTTTACAACTTACTCCAACAATGTATAACCCATTCAACTTCACACCTATCAAGGGTATCATGACTAGATACGCTAAGAAAATGGTTAACAACCGTTTCTATGGTAGAATCACAGTTGATGGAGTTAGAACATTCGATTTGAAAGAGTTGAGATAATATGGTCTAACCAAAATATAAAAGGGTCCTTCGGGACCCTTTTTTTTAAATATTATTTGTTTCTTGTTGGTTGAAGTCTTTATTGTTGATAAACTTAGAATTTATTATTGATAAAGATTTTGAAATTACTTCACTTTCCAATAACGAAAAAACTCCTTTTGAATAAGAGTAATCGACACATTTATTTAGAAAAAAAAGAGATTGTTCAAAGTTCAAGTCCTCTATCAAATTTCTAACATCTTTGAGGTCTTGGAATTTTATAGACTCGAAAAGTTGACCTCCCGTCTCCTGATTGAAATTATTAATCATTTGTAATATTTATTATAGTATAATATATGAAAAAATTCAATATTAAAGAAGCCACGACTGCTGCAAGTAGTGGGAAATTTAAAGTTCCAATTGTTCTATCACCACAACCGTGGACAAATGATGAACTTGGTCCTTTCATTGAACCTGTATACAGTTATACAAACGCAGAACTTGCTTATGAGGAAGCAGATGGTGATTTCAAACAGTCTCCTGAAGAAAGAGAAAAGATTGAAAGAAGAACAAAGAAAATATCAAAGGTTGATGAATATTTGAAACAATTTTACACAGGACAAAGTGATGAGGGTGGAAGTAACATTGCTGATATAGAGAACCCTGAGGATGTCATTAAAAAGGCTGTAGGACCCCTTAAAGAAGAAAAGGTTTTGGATGAAGATTTAGCTGTTTGGTTCGGTACAAAGAAAAAACCTAAAGGAAGTAAAGAACCTAAGGGACCTTGGGTGAACATCTGTAGTAAAGTTAATGGAAAACATCCACCTTGTGGTAGACCTGAAGCTAAAACAAAATCATATCCTAAGTGTAGAGCCGTTCACGTCGCCTCTAAAATGTCCGAATCTCAAAAAAGAGCCGCTTGTCAACAAAAAAGGAGAGAAGAGAAAAAAAACCCTAAAATTGGAACAGGAAACAAACCAACTATGGTCTCATACAAAACAAGAAAAGAATCTATTAATTCCTTGGTAAAAAAAGTTTTGAAAGAAATTTACGAACCAAAAAAACTATATCCTGTCGAATCGGTTTATTCAGCAGTATCTAAAGCTCCTGTCGAGTTAAAAAGAATAGTTTCTCAATTGAAACCAATCCCTTGTGTAAACGACAATGGTGAAAAAAGAACGTGTTTCAAAATTCCTGAAGTATTGTATGTATATTTTTCAGGAAATTATTGATTGACCTTTTGAAGAATATTTTTTAGGGAATGTTGAATGTTATTTGAAATCTCCATTTCAAGTTCCTCTTTTCTTTGCTCTATTTCGGAGTCAAAATTTTCTAAAAGTTCACCATACAAGTCATTATTTTCGATATATACACTATGACTGTAATCATGGTTGGTAATTTGTATAGTTCTGCTTGTTATGACAATAAAAATGTCAAATTCGTCATTCCTAATAAACCTTTTATTTGATTTCGGAGCGTAATGAAGTTCTGAGTCTTTTTTGGAAATCAATTTGGAACATATGTCAATTGAGAATTGTTCCTCTGCTGCGATTGGAGGTCTTGGGTCGAATTTTTCTTTGAGTGTGAGGTATATCCTGAATAATATACGAGGGATGTAACCTGTGATATTTCTTTCCATTCTACAAAAATAAATGAAAAAAAATCAATTAACAATAGGAACCTGAGCAATGTTTTTTTCCATCTAAACCTGGCATACGACCTTTACACACTTGAACTCCGTAACCCGAACTATATGCCGAGGGATAAACTTTGAATTTAGCTTTTGCTGCGGCTTTACCTCTAGAACAAAGTTTGGTTCCTGTTTTTTTTCTCCCCTCTGTCATGTCCATCATTTCATTATCCTCTTCATGTTCTTTGCCTTTAATCTCATTCATCATGAAATCAAAAACTTGGTCTAAGTTTTCTTTTGCCACAGTGATGTGGTCGGCAGCCCAATCATGACCATTCAATAGAATGTCATCTATAACTTCAGGATTTAATTCCAAAAGTAAATTAGCTTGACGGATTAATTGTTCTAAATTACTGAAGAACATATAATTGGGAGATTCTTGCTCCTTCAAAACTTTATTCACAAGTCTTGAAATATCACTTTCTGTTAATTTAACTATCTTTTTCATTTACTACATTAAAGGTTAATTGTCTTTTATAAGTATCTTTCTCTCCTGAAGTATTCACTTGAATGTCTACATAATATTGATTTGGAATTTTATCTCTCATATCAATCATAAAATAGTATTCATTAGGTGTTCTATTGATTGGTGTCCAATCTTGCACTTGGACTTCAGTTGTACCCTCTTTAACATAAACTCGGTAGAAAGCTGTAACACCGTCTAAAGGTTGTTGTCCTGTATATGCTTTCTTGATTGTAACTCCAACTTTTCTTATGTCTGAGTTTATAATATTTTCATTTTGTAAAATACCATAGATATCAAAACCAAATTTTTCAGGCTCATGACTACTAACACCAATCTGTATCCCCGCAGAGTATTCTTGAAGAACAAATTGATTTTTGACGTTTCCCAAGGATTGTCCGTTTATTTTCAAATTTGACCAAACATCGTAAAACATACATGGTGTAGGTGAGCCCGTGAATGAGTTCGGTATAATACACTCATAGACCCCTCTCGTTCTCAAGCAAGTTGTTAAACCTGACAAGTTATTGTAAACTGTTCCATCTCTTTGTTGGATTGTAACTAAAGGTAATTCGTCTAAATTAACCGCATCTCCATTCTGATATATGTACAGGTAAAGTTTGTTAACTTGGTTTTTCAAAAATCTATTTCTATCATCTTGAATTAAATCGTCATAAGTTGTAAGAAGGAACGGTTGATAAAAAGTTTGTGTATGTCTTGAAAAGAAGGCAACGCTGTAACTATCCGTAAGACCTGATATGTTTTCTATAGATGGAAGATAAGCAATACCCCAACCTGTTACACCCGTTAGTGTTCCGTTAAGAATGGAATTTATCTCGTTGCTCATATCCATGTTTATATCCTCATTACCGAACTCAAAATGTTGGGTGGCTATTATGGTCAACCCTGTGAAATTAACCAAACCTTGGTTCTTATTATTGTATACACCAGGTTCTGACCAATTGGATACAGTCTGAGTTTGAAACCAATTTGATGGTCTTGTTGAATAGGCTCTAGGGTCCACGTAAGTTAGTGGGTTTGAACCACCAACTGAAGAATTTCTCGCTAAGTTGAAGTCGTTGTAGTCATATCCAACACCTTCATCCCAAGTTTGAGTATTTCCTGTAGTTCCCGACGTTTTTGGAATTCTAAATAAAATCAAGTCAAACGAGCTTGCTCTTCTCCTGTCGTTAGACATGAAGGTGTTCAGTAATTCGTTATCGAAAGAAGAAGTGTTTGTCATTTTCAATGTGTGGGTCATAGCAGATGTACAACCTGTTGAAATTATACCACTTTCTATGTTTTCGATTAATAAATCTAAATCAAGGTCAAATAATATACGGGAAAACCCGAAATTAGGTACGGCAATGTAGGAAGCACCAAAATTCAATTCCATCACAGGGTTTCTACCTGTGTTTACTAAAGAATTTGAAACTATGGTGTTATTTTTATCTACGTATGACCTTAAAACTGACATTAGACTTTTTTAATAAATATCAATTAAGTCTAATATTACTGTTTAATATTTTATTCACAGCATTCCGCATTTGGGTTTGAATATCTTTAGACTTGGCACCATCTTCCGTTTCATCAACAGGGGATAAACCTGGGTAGGCGTGTGTATGTGTAAGAAGAAATCTTACAATCAAGTTTAAAAGTTCAAGTAATTCTTCACCTCTTACTAACGAAGAAGTTTTAGCTCTGATTTCGCCGGTGAATGCACTCAATGGTAGACCGTAAATGGAATTCGCGAAATTTATTTTTCCTTTGCCTTCGATTGAAGAATCTTGACTTAAAAGATAAATTTCTTGTCCACCCATCACAGAATATGTTTTTGGTTTGGGTTCAAAAACCTCCGAGGTAATGGATTTAATTTCTGTTTGAGTTGGTAACCCAACAGTGTCTTTTTTCCATATCAACCCAAACTGACTATCGGATGATGCAGTTTCATCTGAAGGCAATAATTTGATTCTGTTATTGAACAAAGTCAAATTATCTTTCATTATTTGTTGTATTGGAGTTGCGGGACTTGCGTCAGTGAGTAAATCATATGTAAACTTGCCTGGTCTAAAATAGATTGGAAATTTGTTTTGATTGTCAGAAAAAATTTTTGTCCCGTCACTCAAGACATTTTTACTATTACAGGTTTTGATAAAGTTATTAATCAAATCTACAGCACTTTGAAATGGTAGAGCTTGGAAATCTTGTTTATAAATCAAAAATTTATTTACCTCAGGGATTTCGGTAGAAACTTGAATGTTATTTGTGTTTGTTTCTACGGCACTTTTTAATGAATATAAAAATATTGCTCCAGTAAATCTATCAACAGTATTTTCGGGATTAAGAATAACCCATTCAATAAGATGTCTGACAGGTAAAGTAATGGGTTTTGAAACAATTTGTTTTGTAAAATTTTCTGAAACTTTTGTTTTATCAAAAATAGAGAGTTGTATGAAAGACCTATTGTCATTTGGTGGTGTTTCTAAATTTGATTGTGGTGTTGCACTATACTTTCCAGCACGTAAAAGTACATCAGTTTCTTTTACGACAACGTCAGTGCTTCCTCTACCCAACAAAGCATTGTCACCAGGTTCAGGATAAATTCCTTTTAGAAAACTTTTAGCTGGCCAAGTACCATTTTGGTTTTTTATGTTTTTTGGTGCTTTGAACTGCATTCCCGTTCCAGTAAATTTCGCACCTCCACTATTGTTGGTATTAAATGCTGAGTTTACGGAAAAAAAGTTACTTTGTACGTAATATTGATTTTGGTATTTGAAATCTGAATTTACAAAAATAACTTGAATAAGTTCACCTACATTCGGAACCTGATAAATGAAGTAAGGTAATAGGGGGTAAAAAATCAAAGGGTCTCTTTCAGTCCAAATATCCTTTTCCTCATTCCAATCGGGTGATGTAACAGATTTTAAGACATCGGGGTAATTAATAATATTAATTCTTGCTCTAACCCTTCCGAGCATCAAAGGGTCCTGATTGTTCAAGACAGTACATTGGTAAAATATTGGTGTCATTTGTTGTTTCTATTTTGGTACTCTTTGAGTATCGAATTATACAACAATTCTACATTGTCTAATTCCAAAGTCAAATTTATAATCTGTCCCTTTTTGGCTTCAAAATCTGTGGACAACTTATCCATCCAATCAACAAGTTTGCCGTTCGGAATATTTTTTATATTCGACAATTGCCCAAAGATTATATCGTATTCATTTTTTTCCATTTGTTATCTTGGTAAACTGAAACAAGGTGGTCCACCTGGAACAAAACAATCGTTTACACCATTTTCTGCTTGTTCATCACTTCTTCCTCGATGAGTTGCTAAGTTGTAAATGAGCATCAAATTTGGTTGTCCGTTAGGTAATACTTGTGTGGGAAGTCCGGCCTCTTCTAAATATTTGATAGTATTCAGAAATGCTCTCTGAGGGGATTCCCCTGGTAAAAAATCAGAGAGAATTGCTAAAGCTAAATTTATTTTTTTTCTTTTATGTGGAGCTGGTCCTCCTGGTGCTTGAATCAAATTAAGAATATTTTTTATTTCGTCCATCAATGATTGACATTTTCTGTAATCAAAGACGCCTTTCACAACGTTGGCTGCAATACCAATCAATCTTAAAGCTTGTTTGTAACCCTTCTTACGCTGTTCTTTTAATATGTCTAAAACTAAAGTTGTGATGATATTCAGTAATTCTTTTTTCAATATATCAAACAAGGCTTCGATGAAAATTGCACCAATTCTGCTGACCACTTGAACCATGAATTTTTTGAACTTTTTTATGAATTCAACAGAGTTGGTAATAATGTTTGATGCTTGAATATTCAATTGATTTATTGTGGTTGCCGTCGTAATAGTTTGGTTGTAAGATAGATTATAAGAGTTTTCTACAACTTTCAACATTATGAAAATTGGTAATAATACTTTGGGACTTAGAACCGCACTAGCAACACCTAAGGCAATATCTCTTATGATGTCTTCGCTAAATTTTGCCTCAGCGTTAAATCCTGCCGGAATGTATATCTTCCAATTTGGATTTTGTGATAAACTATCAATTATGGTTTCCATTCTAGCAATTTGTTCTTCCTCCGTCAAGTTGTCTAATTGACTTTTGAATTCTATCAATTGGTCGGAAAGGTTTTGAGCATCCACAGGAACTTTCACATTATCACAATCAACAAGTTCAATTACACCGTTTTGAACGTTTGATACGTTGAGGTCAATATTTCTCAAATCAACTTCTGTGAACTCAAAAAAAGAATCGTCTATACCGTCCAGCTCTGCTATTTTTGATATTCCACTCACATCTATTTCAGTTTTTTGGTCAAAACATAAACCTAAAATTCTTTGTAAAATTTTATAAAACTTTGATTGGTCGGAAATTGGACCAGCAGGTGCTGGTAGTTGTATGTTCATGAACTGAGATATAAATTGTAAAATTTGAGCGACTAAGTCCGCGGAATCGAACAATTTAATTGAACTATAATAATCGGCTATCCATTGTCCGATTTTGTTCTCTGTGAAAGCGGTGACAACACCTGTTTCATTACCTGTACGATTAATTAGTGCGATTTTGTAATAATTACCCGTAATCCCAAACTCGTTGACTGTTGTATATTTTATGTTGAATAAATTCTGTCCACTCCTACCGCTAAAAAAAACATTGTAAGTTTGATTAAATGCGTTTTGAGTCTGAGTTAGTTCATATAGTGTACGATTCATTGGAAAAGGAACCTCTCCACCATAATTTCGGAATTCAGTAATGTTGTTCGGTGTAGCACCAGTCGGTTCATATAAAATTCTTCCAACAGTTGAGGTGAAATCCTCTTTCAAAAGACCGCTTGCCAAAGTAATTAAATCTAATGATTGTAGAGGTACATATATTGCTTCTGAGACCGGTAATAAATCCATGTCGGCTGCGGCGGTAGGACTTACCCCTTTGTATGTTTGTTCCTGACTGCAACCTAAAGATTTTATTACCTCTTCCTGTAAGATATTTTGTATTTCTTGTTCCGATTTTCTTGCAGCACGTAATAATAGGTTTCTAATAGCTTTCATTTCAGTGCTTCCTGTACCTTTTGTGAGACCTATGAAATTAATCAATTGGTCCGAGGATGTTGGTGTGTTTCTTTGAAACCTCTTCTGTTGTTGTGAAATTTTGTTAAGTTGATTAGCGGTTTGCTCAACTGACTTAGCGGTAGAGTTTTTTAACTCACGTCTAATAGTTCTTTCTGCGTCTAACGTTTCCTTGTAACGTTTAGTAGCACTAATGTTACCACTAATCTGTTGACTGGAACTAGTAATGTCTATGGAAGAATTCGTCGCTTGCATTTACTTTATTTTGTATGTTTCTTCGTCTGAAGAAACATCCTTTTCAATCAAATTTTGGAGTAGGTCATCGTCCAAATCAGACAAAGTGAATGATTCAGTAGATGAGTTTGTTTTCTCCCAAATGGTTGATTGAAGTTTTGATAAAGTCAATTTTTTCTCGACACAGTCGTTTACAATTTTTTGTTGTTTTTCAATGACAGGACCAATAGTTGTCATATCTTCTGGGTCCTTGAGCATTGACAACATTTTATTTTGAATTCTAATTGCAGTATTTCTTTGTTCTACAAGTTCATTGTAAATCTCCTGCATCAAAGACAAAATTGAATCTTTAGTAAAATTTATTTCTTTTTTTTGTGGTCTTGGCATAACTATAAATAGTTATTTATAAATTTTTGAACTTAATCATTGTTATTGTGTACAACTTCTTAAATTTCTTTATAGAACCTCTAATTTCTTTGGTGCTTAGGTTTGTCATCTCTCTAAGTGAAAGAAGTATAATATTTTTGTTGAACTTATTATTTTCTTCTCCAGTGAAAATTGTTTCGTAATTATTGAAAAGGTCAATTAAAGCAATTCCTAACTTTTTTTCATTCTCATTCAAATTTTCAGAGTCTACAAAATTCTTAAGTTCTTCTAAATATTTTGTTAGAACATAGTTAGTATCAATAACGTCATCATCAATTCTATAAATCAAATCAGCTCTTTCCTCCAAGCTTGAAGAAATATCTTCGTAAGAAACCTTTCTGTTGGTTTCCTTTTGGTCCTTAATGATTTGACCCATTAGGTAATTTTTACAAATTGTACCAAAGTAGGAATATGCTTTTTTGTTTTTTGATGGTTTGAATTTATCTACTTTGGTCATCAAAAACGAATGAGTATCAGTATGAATTTCTATAAAATCCATATCTTTACGGTATAGCTTATACCTCCTGATGATAGATGAAATCATCTTGTCCAAGGGTGCTCTAAGAAATTCGTTGTAAATCTTATTTTTTTCTTCTACCGTGTCAGCAACCAAAAATTTTTTGACTGCGTTTTCTTCTCTTACATCGAAATAATTTTCTTTAACAGCTTTTCTCCCTCTTTTTTTTGATTTCACATCTTCTGTAGATGCAGAAAGAGTTTCCAAAATTATATTGTAGATGGTTCATATTTTATGACTCTGTCGTCAGTAAAGAAATATTCTTGTTTTGCACTTTGAATCCAAAATCTAACTTCAGGTTCTGATAGGATAGAATCACCGAACTTGTAATTCCAAAATATGGAGCCTTCTCTCATATTTGTGTGTTTGTATCCAAGTCTTGGTATGGTCATGATTTGTACTGAGTTGTAAGTTAATCTCAATAAAAATTCATAAATAAATGTTAATTGGAAATTAGGTTTGATACCACCGAAGTCTTCAAATATAGTTTTCTTCATTGCAGAACCAGAAACTTGGAAGTTTTGGTAATCTTGTAGCGTGTCGTTAGTTAAAATACCCATTTCTTGTGAAAAATTTGCAGCGAACGTAGCTTCATTTGTGAAACCTGCAAATCCACCCTTCTCGTCCGTTTCTACAACGACCGGTAAGAACACTTGAACTTCAGGATACGCTTGAGAGTACTTTTGAACATTTTCGAACCAAATATTTGAGTATTCATCATCGAACTCCAAAACAGAAACCCATTCACCTTTAGCACTTTTGACACCAAAGTTAACCTGAGATGCAAAATTTGGAGTTTCATTCCAAATGACTCTGTTAACAGTGAGAGTTCCAAAATCATAAGTGTCCAAAAAGTTTGTAAGTTGTTCCTCTTGAGTTGCAACTATAAGTAATTCTTCGATTTCGATTTTTTGATTTTTAATTGAATCTATCGCTTTAGTAAAATAATCCGCGAAATCTTTTGTGACTGCAGATTTCAAAGGTAGAATAACGGATAGTGAAAGTTTTTTCATATTAGTCGTTGAGTTTTGAAATTTGTTCTTCGAATGAGTTTGCTCGGGTTGTAAGATATGTGTTAAATAGTTCAACAACCTCAGT